CCCCAGAGCCACCCAGACCGCCCCCAGCCTCGTCCCAGTTAGTCACCCTCACAGGATTAGCCGTGGCCTTGTCGACGGCTCCTAGAGCCTTTGAGAGCCCGCCCAGGCCCTTGGGCAGAACCTTGGTCAAGGCGGGGAACTTCTTGCTCAGCAGAGAGACCGTCCCGGCCAGGCCAGCCTTGGCCCCGCCCAGGCCAACCTTGAGTATCTGGAAGGTACCCTTGGCGACTGATGCCATCCGCGATAGACCACCCGTGGCGATCTTAATTGCCGCAGCGTAGGCCATGGTCTTCATAGCAATGCGGGTCATCCCCTGGGCACCAGGACCATCAGCCGCAGCCAGGCCAGCACCCGGGCTGAAGAGCTGGGAGAAGAACGTCACCACCCCACCGCCAACTGCGGCCAGCCCGCCGAAGGCATCCTTGACTCCCTGTATGCCTTCCTTGAACCCCTTCACGAACGAGACTGCCGACTGACTCAAGCCCTGGAGCCCGGTCTTGATCTTCGGGTCAGCGATGTCCCCAGACAAAAGCGTGAACGCCTTCGAGGCATCCCCCACCCAGGTGGTGATCTTGGGCAGGATACTCCCGCCCGCTGCCCCGGCAAGCTCGGCCCCGATGGCGTTGCCCAGCCCGTCTACCGCAGACGAGAGCCTGACGAAGTCGCCGTGGAGGTTGTCGAGCCGCATCTTGGCCATGGTCTCTGCGGAGCCCTTGGCAGACTTGGACATACCATCAAACAGGGTGGCGGCCTTGCCCTTCTTCAATGCGGCGAAGGCAGAGGCCGCGCCCATGCCGCGCAGACCCAGCAGCTTCATCATGGCCTGCGCCCGCTTCAACGGGTCGGGCATCTCGGCCAGAGCATCAGTGATGTTGCCCATCGTCTTCGAGAGGTTGAGCTGCCCATTCTCAACCACCACCGCGACCTTCCCGTAGCCCTTCAAGTTGACCTTGCCGCTCTTCGCAGCCGTGGCCAACTTGAGCAAGGCGTTCTTCATCCCCGTACCCGCCAAGGAACCCTTGAGCCCAACATCAGCCAGGACGCCCAGGGACGCGGCGGCATCCTCGATGCCCACCCCCATCTGCGAAGCGACGGGAGCCAGGAACTTCAAGCCTTCCTGGAGCCCCACCATGTTCGTGTTGGTCTTGGCCGAAACGAAGGCCAAGGTATCCGCCACCCTGGCCGCATCCTTGGACTCCAGACCGAACGCCTTGATGTTCGATGCCACGATGTCAGCGGCGCTGGCAAGGTCCATCCCCTCCGCAGCAGCCGCGTTCAGCGTAGGACCGATGGCCCCTAGTATCTGGTTGGCGTCCATGCCAGACCGGGCCAGGTTCTCCATGGCTTCGGCAGACTGCTTAGCCGTGAAGGCCGTGGTCGCACCAAGCTCTTTCGCCCGCGCTTCCAGAGCGGGGAAGTCCTTCCGAGCAGACTCACCAAGCACGGCCTGAACCGCGCCCATTGCTCCAGAGAAATCTGCGAACTTCTTGACGGACGCCCCGCCCATTGCCGAGGCCGCAGCCGTAGCCACAGTCAACCCGGCAAGCCCCTGGTTGATATTCTTGATGCCCTGGTGAGCATCCTTGGCGGCGACCTTCAGGCGCTTGAAGCCCTTCGACGCTTTGCCCATCTGCTGGGTAGCGGTGCCACCATCAAACTTGAGCTTTGCGAACAGGCCGACTGTCTTCGACATGGTTACTTCCTCTTGAGGCGGCGGGCCTCATCTTTCATCTGTTTCAGCCTACGAGACAGCAGGGCCTCCTGCTCCCCGGGGGACATCTCCAGGATGTCGGAGAAGCCATAGCCGCCGTATTGCCGAAGACAGTGGACATCGTCCATCAGCCCGTCAAACTCTCTAACGGGACAGAGGAGTCGAAAAAAGAGCCATAGCTCCAGTCAAGAGCGTTCTCGATCTTGAAGTTGCAGGGAGCGGCTTCACCATCCCCGCCCTTGTCCGGGATCATGTTGGGGCAAAGCACCTCGGTCTGGAGCGACGGCCCAGCCGAGATGGTACCGGCGCTGCGGTCCAGCAGAAGGACATCCCGCTTGGTCATCTCGTCAAGCTCGTCGTCCAGCAGGGTGTAGGGACCGTCTTCGCAATCCACCCCGGCGATTGCTTCTCTTACATGGGAGTAGCCGAAAGCATTGGCGCTGGCAGAGCCGGTTCCAGGTTGGAGCAAAGTCGAGAACGGGACGGGCTGCATCGTGAAGCCCATGCAGGTACGCCCGGTCAAGAGCTTGATGCCATCCTTCAATGCGATCTTGTTGGCGAGTTCCTTGGGGTCGTCGATGACCGTCACCTCCATGTTGTTCAGGTCATACTGGACCGTCCCAACATGGTGGCAAACCGGGCACCGGAACGGCTGGATCAGCTTGGAGCCGACCGCCGCAATCCTGGTGCGGATGTAGAGGTACATGACATCACCGAAGAACCACTTCTGCACCGCCAGGTCTTGCTCGGCGGTGGTGTCCTTGTCTGCGGTGAGCCCCCTGGGGTGGACGCAGAAGTCCTCCACCACCAGGCTGATGAGCTTGCCCACCTCGAAGCCCTGATGAGCACCGGGGTTCCCCTCTCGCCAGAGGTTCATCACCCGGTCGATCCAACTTTTGTAAGGGCGCAGAGCAAAGCTCTTGACGAGCTTGCCGTCCTCGACGCTTCCGATGGGGAGGTTGTTACCGAGTTCCTTGACCGTGATTGTCCGCATTTCCCGCTCCTATGTCGGCTGAGTGTTCAACGGAGCCAGTGTACTAGGAGCTGCGGGGGAGGTAAAGCAGGGGTCAGACGGTGAGCACCTGGTTGGCCTTCATACCCCAGACGACCTCGGCCATGTCCCCGTCGCTCTCAAGCTCCAGGTCAGGCATGGTGCGCTTGTAGACGAAGAGGTCGATCAGCGTGAACTTCGACGCCGGGGCTCCGCTCTCGTTGAACATGATCAGCGTGCCCACCTTCTGGTAGGTCGGGGCCTGCGGGTCTTGGCCTTCCTTGAACCACGCCTCCATGGCGGCGACCTCGGCCTTGTGGTGGAGGGGCTGGCGCACCTCGAACTCCACGGGCTTGGTGCGGCCACCGGAAGCCACGGTGCGGTCTGGTAGCTCGGTGGTGTCCAGCTCTTCCTCGATGCCAGATACCCCGGTGAAGGTGATCGGAATCAGGCCAGGCTGCGCGGTGAGCTGGTACTTGTTGTTCTGGATTCTGTTCTTCAGAATCGTTCCCTTGATGCCCATCTTCAATGCCTCCTAACGGCCCCGCCCCTGCGGGCGGGGTCCGTGGTCTGATGGTTACGCCTTGTCGACGAAGAAGCCGCGCTTGCCGATGCCGATGACGAACTTCTCGATGGTATCGGCGGGCCACAGAGTCAGGTCCGCATGGGCCTCCCCGGTGGCGCGGACGGCGGCGCTGTTGTTCTCCTCGTCCACCTTGATGCCCGCCGCTTCCTCCAGCGTGTCGCCCTGGAGCATCCGGTTGTTCCACTCCACCCGGAAGTAGCTCTGAAGAGCACCAGCCGCCTTGGGCCACTCCTCCTCGTCGTTGATGGCGTAGTGAATCCAGTCGAAGCTGACCGCCATCACATGGACGTAGTGGGCGATCAACTCCAAGTGCTGGCAGAAGACCCACTCGGGGTCGTTGGTCGGGATGCGAGCCCCGTAGACCACCAGGTTCCCGCTGCTGGTCTTGAGCCACTGGATGCCTGCCGGGTTCAGCAGCTCACCGTTGAAGACATGGCTCTGGTCAGCCCCGGACGGCACCGCCAGCTTCTTCACATCGTACAGGATGGCATCCGAGCCCGCCGCCACCTTGCCGTAGCCCTGGAAGTTGCGGGCCGTCCTGGCCTCGATGCCGTGCAGCTTGCCGGTGATGGGCACCTGCTTCAGCCGCCCCTTCCGCAGCGGGTCAGACACGTAGGCGTAGCTCGGGAAGCAGACCTTCTGCCAGGGGCTCTTGCCGATGGTGTCGTGGATGTAGGTCCGGGCCACGAACTCGTCGGTGGTGTCCTTGTCGATCTCGGTGCGGAACTGGAACGCCTTGGCCGCGCAGTAGGCAATCCCGGCCTTCTGAACCGAGATCGCATCCGAGGAGCCGACCGCCTCGATAATGCCCGGGGTGGCGCACTTGATCAGCCCGAAGCCCTTGCCGATCCAGTTGTTCAGCTTGGACGAGTTGACATCGAAGGCGGGCATGTAATCCTCACCGGCCACGCCCAGGGGGTTGTCGAAGCCCTGGGAGAGCGACTGCTTGAACTCCAGCCGGTACTGGTCAGCCGCCGCGCCCACCACCGTCAGGTCGCCGCTGGCCACCGTGATGGTGGTCTCGTCGTTGTCCGAGATGGTGTGGGAGGTGGTCGAGTTGTTGACCGCATCCGGGAAGACCTTGCCGTTGATGGCCTCGTCGGTCTCCAGCGGGATGATGTCGATGGTCACTGTGTCCCCGGCAACGACCACCCCGCCCTCGGTCATCTTGAAGCCCACGGTGTAGCTGTTGTGGGCGACATGAGTGATCGGGCTCGCCCCGGAGACATTCGGGAGAGCGGCGAGCGGCATGGCGCTGCTGGTGACGGTCCAGTTGCCCGCAGCCACGGCCACCAGGACGATCTGCTGGCGGATGACATTTGCCCCGAAGGTGAAGGTGTCGACGACATGACCGCCCGCGCCGACATCGGTGTAGACCACTCGGGCCTCGGGCTTCAGAGTCATGCCCAGGGCGGTGACGCCAGCCGCAGGAATGGTCCCGTAGTGATTCGCGGGCCGATGGGCGGCGGTGATGGCGGTGCCAGCCGGGATGTTGTCGGTCAGGGTGACGTAGTGGTTCTCGGGATCGGTGTTGACCAGCTCGATGTAGTAGTCCCTGGCGTTGGGGTCCGAGGAGAGGTCCGGGTAGTCGCGCACCTTCTCATCGTTCAGCCAGACTTCCAGACCCCAGTGGGTGCCCGGGTTGAGCTGCCCATCCTTGAAGACCACCGCCAGGTTGCGGACCCGACCCACGGAGTCGGTGTTGGTCTGCTTCAGGACGATCTCGGTATCGGTCTCGATGCCGAAGTCGGTGTCAGCGGTGGAGTCGGCGGTCAGGGTGAGAACGGCAGGAGAACCAGACTTCCCCTCGGTGTTGGAGAGGACGGTGTAGGTGTCCCCGGTGACCGAGATCGTCACCGTGGCCCCGCGCCACTTGTTGGCGGGGCAGATGTAGAGCGCCGGGAGGGTGATCGCGGTCTCAGCGATATCGCCCACCGCGTCGAGGTCCATCAGGACCACATCCCGCTTGCCGCCCCAGGCTCCCCCGTCCTTGGAGTCGACGTCCATCACATACTGCCGCTGCGGCTGATGCCGGTCGAAGACATCCAGGCCAGCGGTTTCCTCGGTGCCGTCGGTCACCCGGTAGAGGAACAAGGTGCCGCTGCCCTCCCCGAACTTGAAGAAGTCCTTGGCGGCGTCGGGGAGCAGCGAGTCAGGGATGTAGCCGCCCGTCTTGCGCTCAAGGTCTTTCTCCCCGGAGATGGCCAGCACCGTGCCAAGGGTGCCGCGCTCCAGGACGCCAGCGTAGAAGGTTGATCCGAGAGCACTGGGGGAGATGGTCTTCACCCCGTCGCGGAGATTAACGCGAGTGCCCGCGCCGAGAGTTGGTCCGAATGCCATCTGCATTATCTTATCCTCCTACGGGTGAATTGGTCGAACCCCACTCCATGAGCGGGGCTGGGTCATCGTCTGTCTCTTATACACATCTC